TGTTCCGGAAACATTCAATGTAACCGCCGACAATGCCCTGGTAGGTTTCCAGCGTGTCTTCCACTTCCCGGATCTCCCAGGCTTTTCCCGGTTCTTTTACCGCGATCTTGATCATTTGTCCTCCTGCACTTTAACCAGGCTGGAAGGTACTTCGAAGACGTTCCCTGATTGAAGCATCCGGACCCTTACAAATCCTTCCGCTCGGTATTCAAGGACCTCGCATGGCTTTCCATAAAGAAATGCTTTGCTCATTCGAACTTATCCTCCAGCTTTGCGACTGCATAACCGTCATTGATCAAGGCGCGTGTCAGTCTGAGCGCATCCAGCCGGGCTTCGACCCCTGTCGCGGTTTTGAGCGTAAAGGCGTTTACCAGCCGGTAACCGGTCCCTGTGCTCTTTGCCCAAAAATATGTGGCACCCCGGTCAAGCCGGTTCTTCAAATTCTTCAGGCTCTCCATTTTGTTCTCCATTGTCATGAGGATTTATCCGCTTTGACAAGCTCATCTACTTTGCACTCAAGAGCATTAGCGATGGCGAAAGCAGTTGATATGCTCGTATGAACTTCATCGTTTTCAATCCGGCTAATGTTTGACTGAGTCAGACCGACCATTTTGGCAAGATCTTCTTGCGTGATTCCTTTTTCAGTTCGAATTTTTTTCAGATTGTTCAAGGCTCCTCCTTTCATAAAATGCACTGCATACATAATATTATATGAATAAGATACATATTGTCAAGGGATTTATGAATTTCATACATTATTATATGAATTTGAAAATATGAGTGAGAATCATAATTTATAATAAAAGAAAAGGGGGCATGTATGAACCGCATAAAGGAAATAAGAAAAAATAAGGGATACAGCCAGAAAGAAGTGGCAGAAGCCGTAGGCGTAACACAGTCACAGTATTCAAGATATGAATCAGGCGCAACAAATATCCCCGGTGATATGCTGCCTAAAATAGCCAAATATTTCAATGTGACTACAGATGAGATTCTTGGACTTTCTGAAAATAATAATGAAGTACCATCACAAATCAAAACAATAGAAACTCATCCGGTTCTCGTTCCGGAAGCTGAAGTGATGATCCCTGTTGTTGGTTCTCTTCGGTGTGGTTTTGATACTGCCGGAATGCCATACGACTATAACGATCAAAAGCCTGTACCGCGGTCCTATATACTCAAATGGGGAAAATCAATTGTATTCAATGAAGCGATAGGAAATAGTATGCTCCCAACGATCCGTCCGCGGGATCTCATGGTTTGCGTTCCTGGTGACGGTTGGGAAGATGGTGACATTGTTATTATTGATGTCAATGATACCGATACTGTAAAACGTATATACCGAGCTCAGGATGGCGGAATTGATCTTGTTCCAGATAATGAAAAATATAAAGAAATGCATTACACGCCCAAAGATCTTGAAGAATTTCAAATTCATATCTTAGGACGTGTAGTGAAAGTTATTGGTCCGGATCTGCAGCCGAAACCGAGAAGGAGAAAATAATGGAAGATGCTACATTATTCAACATAAATGAAGCTGATAGTGAATATGCAGCATATCAAGCAATATTACCGTATCTCATGGATACTATTGAAGATAATTATGCTCCAATAAAAGGGGAAAAACCTGAAGACGGTTTGTATTATAAAAAAATAACCAGTTATAGTTCAATCTATTACTATTCATCGTTATTATTCCGGATCTGCATTAGAAAAAAGAGCTCATATATATCTATTTCGACAAAAAATCCAGAATTATATCCAGATATGAAATTACGCCAAAACAAAACTGAGGCAAAATCTGGATTTTATCGTTGTGATATCGCCTCTCCTGAAGAAATCGCTAAATATTCTCATCATCTTTGTCAGATTTTAGAAAACGCAATATACAGTCAACCTAAAGAATGTGATATCTGTGATCTTTATAGAGAATGCAGTAATGCAAAGAAATGCGTTCATCCAAAGCGAGAATTTGCTTTGCATTGTGGTTACAAACGGATTTTGCGATCCGGCAGAATTTTTTATGGAGTAAATCGCAATGTGGATTAGGATTGGTTTTTCCTCTCATTCTGAGCGGGAAAATAAACGCCCCAAAAAAGGCAGGAGTCTGATCAAATTTATTGATGACTATACTGTAATCGATGTAGAAACGACCGGTCGTGATCCTAATGTAGATCGTATTATACAGATCAGCTGCTTGACAATCAGAAACGGAAAAATCAGTGATCAATTCGATACTTATGTAAATCCGGAGATGGAAATTAGTCCATTTATTAGTAATTTGACTGGTATTACTAATGAAATAGCTGCAGCTGCGCCGACAATTAATTTCGTAATACCGAGCGTTATGGATTTCATTGGAGATGATATTTTATTAGGTCACAACGTTCATTTTGATGTCAATTTTATTTATGATGCATCAGTAAAATCTATTGGATCTGCTTTATCGAATGACTTTATTGATACTCTGAGAATAGCTCGCAGATTGTTTCCGGATTGGCCGGATCATCGGCTTAGTACGTTGGTAACAAACTTTGGTCTTCCTGCAGAAAATTTTCATAATAGTTTGGATGATGTAATTCATACTTACCGCTGTTATGAATATATAAAACAGCTGATCCAGGATAAGCAGATAGATAAACATCAGATTTCTGCTATTCCAAAACGAAATATTTATTCCCACAAAACAAGTGCCAAAGATATAAAAGCGACTTGTTGTGACTTTGATCCGGATGATCCATATTTCGGAAAAACATTTGTATTCACTGGTAATCTCGTTCGAATGGAACGTAAAGACGCTATGCAGCTGGTAGTTGATCATGGCGGCCAGTGCGGTGATAATGTCACCCAAAAAACAAATTATCTTGTGTTGGGTGATTATTCTCGAAACTGGTTGGTCAAAGATGGAAAAACTACAAAACTCAAAAAAGCAGAATCTCTGATTCTTTCTGGTCAGGATCTGGAAATCATTTCTGAAGATGTGTTTTTCGGAATGTTGGAAGAATATGAAGCTCTAAAAGGGCAAAGTGATTAAATAAAAAAATCGCCCAGTATCACATTGAAATACCGAGCGATAAAAAAGTATTTTCAGAAATCTTTAAGGTTTCATTGAAAATCGTGTAGTTAATAGGTGCCTTGCACCGGTTCGTTATCAATTTTATATCGGTTTTACGAGTAAAAACAAAAAAGAGCGGACGGCCACTTCCCAAGCATCTAATACGAGTTCGATTCTCGTTGTCCGCTCAAATTACTCGGAAAACCGGCTTTTGAAAGGTCGGTTTTTTTATGTTTAATACTAGATGCCTTCCTCAATTTTTGGTATTCCAGAAACAAGATATTAGAAGTTCGGTAGATATATATTACGAAGCGAAAAAGGCTCAACAGGTGTCACCGAGTACGTTGAAGATCATCCGGCAGGTGATGGAAGATTTCTATAAATGGTTTACTGAAGCCGGCGGTCAGTGCATCGATGATATCTCAGTGGTAGTGATCCAGGCATATCTGCAGGAAAAATCTCAGATCTATAAGCCGAATACGCTTCATATATATTATAGGAATCTGCGAACATTCACATATTATTTTGAAGATCTGACAGACGGTGCATTCCGATCTCCGTTTCGAAATAAAGCGCTGCATGCGCCGAAGATCCCCAGCGAAAAGAAGGCAGCTGCTTCAGCTGATACTGTGCTTGATTTCGTGAAAGCCATCGATGGCGATTATGCGCTGCGGAATAAAGCGTTTTTCCTGACAGCGTTTGACAGCGGTTTGCGGCTGGCTGAAGTGTGTGCGCTCCGGATCTGCGATATCGATCTGATCACCGGCAAGATCGAAGTGCAGCACGGTAAAGGCGGGAAATACAGGATTTCCTTTGTTAGCTCGGTATCATTGAAGGCGATCCGGAAGTACCTCTCATACCGAGCGATTAAATATGATAAGGAACCATTGTTCCTGTCAGACTCTGGGACCTTCCTTTCCGAACAGGGCATGCAGGCTATTCGGTACAAGATCGAAAAGCAGTGCGGTATCAAGCTGGGCGGTTTCCATGCACTTCGGCGCGGTTTCGCCAAAGAGTTTCTAAAAAATGGAGGAGATCTCTTTACGCTGCAGAACCTGCTCGGACATTCTGAAGTGGAAACAACCCGTGGTTATGTTCAGCTGGATCCGGATGAACTTGCTGAGATTTACGTTAGAAATTCCCCTCTGGATAAAGCGTATATGACTCATCAGAGATCGCGGGTTCGATAAGACTGAAATAACGTACATAAGAGGTGAATGATGGCAAGTGGAAATATCCAGAAATATGCCGACGGAACGGACAGCGGATGGTTGGAATTAACGCCAGATCAACAAAGTGGGACGGACGTCTACACAGGCTCGATTTATTATCGAAAAATTGGGAATATACTTGAAGTGACTGGTTACAATTTTACACTTACGAATCAACTCTCTGCATCAAGTTATCTGCAATTGGGAAGGTTGCCATCCGGCTATCGTCCTGCTGAAAATAAAGAAATTTATGGTGCCGGCATGACACCGTCGGGAACTCAAAATATACGACTTTATGCAATCAGAATATCGAAAGATGGTGGCGTACTTATAAATAGTAACGCCGAAGCAATACCGACATCTATAAGTTTACGTTTTTCCGCTATAGGATTCTTGTAAAAAAGAGGGGTGTAATGCCCCTCTCTTCGTTCAGCTTGTAATCAAATGCCAACTGCTCCAACTGCCACTATAATAGTTCCGCCATGCGGATTTTGAATTAGTTGCATGATACGAAAACGCTATCTGTATTCGATTGCTTGTCGAAGAAATAGTATTATAAAATACTTGAATAACATAAGCATAGGAGTCACCCAAAGCAGTGTAAAGACTGCTATTAATAGTTGAGCTACAAATGACAAATGCACTCCCGTCAAGCATCGTATCAATAACGTTGTCACTATTACCGTAGGATTTCGCTAATTTGTTGATGCTCTGAATAACTTCAGATGTCCCGCTTGCCATACTAACCACCTTTTCTCAAGGGTTCTGATAATTCAGTCATATCGCACCCTTAGCTTTCTGCATTCGGTTCAGGAACTGGAGCATTCCAGGTTTCACCCATCAACATCGTACCGAGTTCATCGGTAATCATGACAGAAACGAAATCAGTCGCTGCGGACTGCCCGTAGGCGTATGCGCCAAGGTAAGCGTGATAGCTCTGTTTAGCGGATTCAAAGGTTTCTTTGACCACAATGCCTTTATCATAGGCTCCGTTATTTGTTTTGATTTGATGCAGAAAATACATTTTTCTTTCTCCTTTCTATTTTTACTGATACCAATACATGTCGATCACAATTGATGTGCTGCCTGTGAATGTGTTACTGAGCGTGATCGTATGGTTTGTTGGGTTGGTCGTCCACGTCCCGTTGTTCGTAACATTTGCAGACGGAGTAAAGGTAATTCCGCGCTCAGGTACCTTCCAGTGTTCAGAATTAATTCTGGAATCTGTGATCGTCACGCCATTTCCGGCGGAAGCGGTCCCGGTGACTTTCATCGGTGCTTGACTCGCAACAAAAGCTGTAGTTGCGATCTGAGTTGATACTGTATTAACAGCAGCTGTTGTCGAAGTCGGTGTTCCAGTCAATGCAGGTGATGCCAGTGGAGCTTTCTCCGCCAGCTTCGAATCCATTTCCGTTTCCGTATAATAACGGCTGTCATGGTTGTGACTTGTATCGGATTTTCCCGCCAGCGCGGTGCTCAGATCCGTTTGGGTTGCAAGCGTTCCGGTAATGTCTCCCCACGCGATCCCTTCGATCTTTCGGCTGTCCAGATCCAGAATGTTTTCGCGGAAGGCTTCATGATCCGCAGCAGTGAAATTCCGCGCCACGATCGTATTGATGGGCCACGCGCCGGCTATTGTGCCGTTGACTCCGCGGACCAGACCGGACACCTCGTTACCGCTGATCGTTGTGTAGCTGACGATCTCAGCATCGTCCCCGGTACCCAGAACCAACAGGTTCGGTGCGGAAGGCAGAACAGATGCATCGTCTAATGTGAGTTCTGTATCCGTTGCAGTGATCGCAGCTGTGAGGACTGTCCGTGGACTGTTGTTCATCGCCGGATACATCGTTGTCAAGCTCATAGGTTTTTTCTCCTTTCTTTTCGCTCGGTATATTAGTAGTTCCCGCCGCCCCGGCTCTGCACAAAGCCTTGTACAAATACCGAGCTTTGAACATATGCCAAATCGTTCGGGCGGATCTCAACATCGATCCAGGTGTTGCGCGGGATCTGGTTTTGTGCGTTCAGCAGCCATGTAGAAATGTCATCATTGTAGCTGGTAGCATTGATCGTAGCTTTCCGGGTGCCGCTTACATAGATGTCGAAGCCTTTCGCATTACCGGATTCGAAGATTCCCGCTTTGATCTCATGGTTATGCGCCGGAATTGTCACTGTATGACTGTGACCCGGAATCGTCAGTTTATGCCTATGCTCCGGACACTCAAAATAATGGTCATGACTGATGTCGTATTTATGTTGATGCCCAACATCTATGGTGTGTTGATGGTTCGGCGTGCTGAATGTATGCTGATGGTTCGGCATATCAAACACATGCTGATGGTCTGGAAGATCAAATGTGTGTTGATGATCCGGAGTGTCAAATATATGCTGATGGTCCGGCAGATCAAACGTATGCTGGTGATCTGGCGTATCGAATGTATGCTGATGGTCAGGCGTGTCAAACGTATGTTGATGGTCAGGAGTTGTGAAAGCGTGCGTATGATTCGGTAAAGAAAAACTGTGAGTATGACTTTTTATTTTGAAATTATGTGAATGAGAAAATCCAGATTGTCCGGCTTCAGAGTTATTGACTTGAACCGTTCCGCTACCTGAACCTGTATGTTTATGTTTTAAAGTCCATCGCGGGATGTCATGATGGTGGCCTGTTTCTTCACCATTATCAACCCATACATCATGAGTATGAGCGCCGGAATAGTCAGTTTTGCCATAACCATAACAATAAGAATCTGTTGTGCCATCGGCGTTTCTGCCGAAATGATGACGATGATTGTATGGAGTAGTGCCAACAGTGGTCATTCCTGTAGAGCCGTCGCTTATGGTTACGTTATGTTCATGCTTCCCTTGATTTGATGCCATTTTTATATCAAGGTCTGTATTTGAAGTGTATGGAGTACGCTCCCATTCCGCGTCACCTACATAATCAATATCTACATTCACGCTGACATTGCCTAATGAGATACCACCACCGCCGGATGCAACACTGGTTTCACCTGTATCGGCACCACCTTCTCCGGTTTCGGTATCAACGCCGCCGCCTTCTACTGTTTCCTGTCCAGAAACGCCGCCGTCTTCATTAGTTGTAAAATTGGTGACACTGCCATCGTAATCTGTCGAAAAGTTACTGACACCTCCATCGTAATCTGTCGAAAAGTTACTGACACCTCCATCTCTGTCGGTTTTGAAATTGGTTACACCGCCGTCTTTTTCAGTTGTAAAGTTTGCTACGCCGCCATCATTGTCAGTTTTCAGATCATTTTTTCCGCCATCGTTGTCAGTTTTCAGATCATTTTTTCCGCCATCGTTCGATGTCTTGAGGTTGGAGGTACCGCCTTGACCTGAAGTAGTTTTAAAAGAGGTCTGCGACATATCAGTGGTATTTATCTTCGACAAGGATATAGATATTTTTTTATTCTCTCTATTTACTTGCGTCGTAATTTCCTGATCTTTTAGATCATCGACTTTATAAGTCTCACTGAAACCACCATTCGATTCTGTGGTTTGGCTATAGCTCCTAAACTTACCGAGCTTCAAACGCAACAACACTTTATTGATCTGCCGCATTTCTTCCGGAAAATACAGGCTCATAACCATGCCTTTATCTGGCGTGGCGTTGGCATCTTTGGAATGCTGATAAAGCTGGGTCGCTCCCTGGGCATACACTGATTCGATCCGGACCCGATCGGCCAGATCCGCGATGGAAGACACCACATCAGTGGCTTTTGTAGACAGTTCTATCTGCAGGTTTCCAGGTTCGTCCCAGACACGGGTCGTTTTCGTAACGTATGCGACCGTGTCGTCCCCGGTCATTTTGCAGATCTTACCAACATCAGCATTATCAATATCCTGACTGGTCAGCGGGTATAGATCTACAACATCAAAAGACCGGGACATGCTCGGTGTCTGAAGAGCTTCCAGCATGGTCTGAGCGTACTCTTTCAGCGCTTCGGCATTTTCAAATCTGCGATCAACCAGGACCTTTTCTTTTATTCCATACTGAGCGACAATAGAAGCCGGACTCTGCAGATATGGTAGTCCGTTGTTGATCTCTTTGATACCGAGCTGATTGACTCCTTCGCCATATCCCAGCGGATAGATCCTGGTGCAGATCCCGGCATAGTCCTGAGCTGTCCCGGAGCTGAGCAGATTGCGCTTCGCTCGGATGTAATACTCTGGATGAATACTGCTGTCAATTGCTTTCAAGCTCAGCCGCCACGGATAAGTGGTCGTATTGAATTTCCACTGATAAGCCTTTGAAAACTCCCGCGGTACACTGTAAAGAGCATTGAGGATATTTTCCTGTTCCCAGTTATATTCAAAGCGCCGATCGAAGTCACATTCCGCAAGAGTCCAGTTCTGAGTTTTTTGTTTGCTCAGTAACCAACGAATGACATCAGCGGTTTTAATTGTTCCGCCACCATACTGATATGCGCCGAACATCAGATCATCAACTAATGTCGCGATAACATGCTCGCATTTGACAGATAATGTTGGTGTATCAGAATCATTCAGCTCGGTATTGATAATGCGGTACAGTTCCCCGTCATCACCCCAGCGAACCAGATGAAAAGGCTGAATATACTGTACCTTCTCATCTGTTGCCGGGATCTCAAAAGAAAGCGAATAGATCTGATTCAGTTCCCTGGTTTCGGTGATACTGAAAGCATTCTGCAGGATCGCGGTTTTTTGGCGGTTCATGTCATAAACGTTGAGCATCGTTGTAGCCATTACAGATACCTCTCAGTATAGAAAATTGTTGCGTTAATGTTAGCCGCCCCGGCCGCTGCATTGATCGTAAAGTTCTGTGTGTTCCGGTTCAGCTCATCCAGCCAGTCACCGCTGTGGGTATAAACAGCATTTTGACCATCGATCCGTACATCATACGTTCCGGCATCGATGACCATAGTCTTTCCGGGACCGAGCGTTGCCGTAATTATGCAGGTCAGGATTTCCTGACTCAGAACATCGCAATGAGCATCGATCAGATCAAAACTCTCAACTGGTACAAATGTGTGAGATCCGAGAACAAAGTGACCTAAGATCACATCTTCTGTGGTTCCAGAACTGAACACTTCTTCAGACAGATGGAACTGCCCGGAAAGTGCATCGTTCGATCCGGCTCCGGTAAAGACTATAACTGATGGTTTGATCTCTGCATCGATCACATCGCTGGAAGTCGCCTGCCGCCAGCTCATGCCGATCAGTTCTGCTTTCGCGCATCCGATTTCATCTTCCATATCAGCTGTCTGCCAGAAAGCTCCGATGATGGTCGCTTTTCTGATACCGAGCGTGTCATTACTCGTGACGGTTCGCCAGAACTGCCGAAGCCCGACCATCTCTCCTGTGATCGCATCCTCACTGGTAACTTGCCGCCAGCTGCAGCCGATCAGCAAAGCGCTTGTATTGGTTATGATCAGCGATCCCGCAGCGGTTGCGAATCTGCCGGGAACAAGCTGTGCTTTGCTTAGGTTTATGTTTTCATATAATCTTGCTTTCGGGTAAACGTTATTGACTGTAGATGCAGCAATGAAGCTGATCCGCTCAGTAACAACAGCCGCCGCGAACATGGTCGTTGTCGGCGTTACATTGAAACCTACAAGATTGTATTTCCCGGCATTATAAGGGCTTGCCATAAGACACCCCCTCTCATGTTAGTTGATGTTTACGGTATAGTCACCTGCATGGAAGCCGAACAAACTGCCCGTTGTAATGCTGTAGGAGCTGTCCAGTGTTACCGAGCTAAACTCTGTTCCGGAGCTGGATGCGTTGAACATTTTCACGATCTTGACCGTTCCCCAGTCACTTCCGGCAACATTGGAAGACACTTCGGCGGAGTTGGTCGAATAGCAGACATCGGTCTGGGCGTTCTGAGCCGGAGCTGTCATTGAAACAGCGAACCGGGCGTAGTTGGTTCCGTTGAACTCATTTCCGGAAGAATCACAGAGTGCCAGATACGGACTGAAACCGGAACAGTTTGTTCCGCGCAGAGTGTTCATGATCGCGGTTTTATAGCTGACAGAAATATTTCCGCTCCAGGTCCATTGCAGTGATCCAGCACGGAACACAGGCGTTACACCTGCCTGAATGACCAGAGAGCTGTCAAGCGGACCATACAGCCACATGTTCCCCGATCCAATGGAAGAGCTATCCATGACTGCTACATGGGTGATCGTGTTACCACTGGCAGATGCTTCCGGGAAAGAGATCTCAGCGGAGTTTTCCAGAACGTAGGTCGTGCTTCCGGAACTCTGCGCATACGGTGCAGAAAAAGTGATTGCCTTCCGCGCATATCCGGTATAGTTGGCTTCCGTCCCGGCTGTTCCGGAATCACCCGGATTACTCTGGAACAGTGCCAGATACATGGTAGTCGGCGCAGTGATACCTGTACTGCGCATCAAGTTCAAAATTGCAGCTTCAAAGTAATTCGTTGCGTACATTTTATAAACTCTCCTTCTTTATGGTTTGTACGATGGTGATATTCCGAATCGATGTGGTCGCGCTCGTATTCGTAATGATGATCTGTGTCGGAGTCGGTGCGGTCCCGTCATAGTTCGGGCTGTAAACCCGATTTACGAAGGCCGCTGTCACATTATTTCGATATGCGAATGGCTCACAAATGAATGTCAGCGTAAACCGGTTCCCGACATTGCGCAGCTGCTCAAGCGTTGGTGCTTCATAGACCCGGCCTATGTAATATTTCTCCGGTTCTGTCCAAAAGCGGATCTCCGACTTTCTGGCCAGCATATAAGCGATCTCCCGGCTTTGGTCCCGGCTGATCATTTTCTTTGTTACGCATTCGATCACGATCGCGCGTTCATCATAATAATGGGCACCATAATCATAAGCGCCATGCCGCATCGGGATCGTTTGCTTACGGGCCCGCAGACCTGGCATCAAGACATCCTGGGGAATACTTCGCTCGGTAAGTTTGATGCCATAGGTTTCGAACATATCGCAGGTCCCGAACAGGAAGGATCCATTTTCTTTCCAAAGGTCGCTCATGTTCCTCCTTACCAGCTGCCGACTCTCCGGAGCCTTTGATCAAGTGCAGCACCGAGCTCATCCGCGATGGACGCGGCATCAGCGCCATAACTGGCAACATTGAGATTATCAATATGAACTGTGGGTTTTGCATTTTCGGTGGCCGCCTGGATCATCTTCATGAGTGAGCTGGTGCCGACAACCGTTTCGGATCCGGCTTCACCGGCGCCCAGCAGATGACCGTCCTTCATGCCGAAGATGGTCGGATTGTTGAGGATCATGCCGTTATTCATGGCTTTCCGGTACCATTCGACAGAAACTTTAGGAATAGATGGCGGATTTAGAGAAAGCGTTCCGCTGAGCTTGAAATGCGGCAGCTTGATTTTTGGCAGTTCCAGTTTCAGATTACTGAAGAAACTTTTGATTTTATCGATTGCTGATTTGATCGAATCTTTGATCTCAGAGAATTTCTTTGTAGTAGCTTCTTTGAGGTTATTCCATTTTTCTTTTACTTTATCGACCAATTCCCCGGCTTTTTCTTTGATCGTGTCCCAATTTTTATAAATAAGAACACCGGCAGCAACTACCGCAGCTGCAGCTGCTATGAAGATCCCGGCAGGACCTGCAAGAGCTGCGATCACACCGCCAAGAGCAGGCGCCAACGTCATCAATGTACCAATAACGGTAATAACCTTACCGATAATAACGAGCAACGGTCCTATAGCAGCAATGATGGCAGCAATCTTCACAATGGTCTTCTTCTGATTGTCATCCAGACCGGACCACCATTCTCGAAGGGCTTTCAATTTTTCACGCAATATTTCAAAAATCGGGATAAGCAACTCTTGAATAGTCGAAGATAATTCTGAACCGGTCAATTTCAATTCATTCATCGCGAGCGTTGTTTGATCTATGGGATCCAGCGTAGCTTCGAATGTTGAATTTAAGTTATCATCAAAATCATCAAGACTATAATTAAATTCCTCAAGAGATAATCGACCATCCCGCATTGCCTGAGCTATTGCAGGACCGGCTTTTGCACCAAAAACCTCAATGGCTTTCTGATATGCTTCCTGATCAGTGGTGGCATTTACGATCGTGTCGTTCATATCTTTAAGAACATCATCCATCGACTTACCGTCTTTAGCGGCGTTCTGCCAGGCTTTTTTCAGACCCGTCATTACCGAGCTGGCGTCAACACCATTTTTATTGAGATTTGCCAGGAAAAATGCAGAATCTTGAATGGAAAATCCCATTTCTTTCATCGCACCGGCATTTTGAGTCAATGACGTTGTTAATTGGTTGACATCAACACCGGTTTCCTGTGCTGCTGTGGTCAGCATATCAAGAATATAACTGGCTCCATCAGTTGTTTCACCAAATGCTGCCATAGCTGCTTGAACATTATCAACAGCAGTTGTGACATCAATGTTATTTACCGCTGCAAATCTTACAAATTGTCCGGATAGCCATTCCAGATCTTCGCCAACATCATCAAATCGAATCGCCACTTCACCAACGGCATCAGCTGCAGTTTGAAAATCTGTCGGAATGGTTGTTGCAATATTAGTAACTGCATCTTCCATCGCTTCCAGAGAGTCACCGGCCGCACCTGTTTTGGTGATCATGCTGTCTATTGCAGAATCTACTTCACTGAATGCAGCCATGGAAGCAGCGCCAATAGCTACGATCGGAGCCGTTACATGAGTTGTCAGTCCCTCACCGACTTCGGTGATCTTTCCGCCGACTTCTTTGAGGTTATTTCCGACATCTGCAATTTTATTGAGAGCAACATTGGATTTTTTTGCCTGCTCTTCGAGATCTTCAAGTTTCTTTTCTGTTTCGACGATCTCTCGCTGGAGCGCATCATATTTATCCTGACCGAGGTCCCCATTAGCCAGCTGCTGCTTAGCCTGTTCCTGGGCATTCTTCAGCGCATCCAGCTTATCTTTGGTAGCACCGACTGCATCTTTCAACAGTCTTTGTTTCTGCGTCAATAGCTCGGTATTACCGGGATCCAACTTCAGAAGGCGCTCAACGTCTTTCAGCTGACTCTGAGTATCTTTGATCGTCCCGTTGACGGTCTTTAGAGCTTTATCCAGGCCAGTAACATCACCGCCAATTTCAACGGTTATCCCTTTGATCCGGTTTGCCATAAGCGCCTCCTTTCGTTAGAATCTGTCAAAGTCATCCTGATCGGCAACATAGTCATAATGTTCCGCATCATTTCCCTTTTCGGTCCACATATCCATGATCAGACCGATAGTTAGGAGGTCAAGATCTGCAATATTGATCCCAACCTCCACGCACCGGAGTAAAAATAAAGGGGTTGTCAATTCGCGATCGGTGCTGCGATGTTTTTTTTTGCAACTGCTTCAGCAAAAAGATTAGATCCCCACAGATCTAAAATTTCAGGCAGCACCTGATATATTGAAAACATTTCAAACTGATCCAGCCACTCTTCGATTGTCTGCGGAATGGTCGGATCAGCATGTAACGCCATAATGTATGCCACGTTCTCGAAGACCTCAAGATCCTCGATTTCTAACTCAGAAACGCCATCCGTTCGATCTTTGAAAGAGCTTTCAAGCCTGGTCAAGTCTTTGAAGATGTCACGCTTGAATTTCGCTCGGTATAGACGAGGAATGGCGGCGGATGACTGAAAAGTTACATCCTTATCGCCGATTTTTACAGTTTTACGCAGCATCAATGGCCCCCGATTAGGACTTTGTCACAACAACGGTGTAAACCGCAGAGTTCATTCCGGCCTTCGATACGGTGATAACCACGTTGTTCGGGCCGGCGCTCCATGTGGCCGACTCGCCGCTGGTATGTGAAGATCCATCAATCGTGATCATAACTGTAGCACTGTCGGCACCGGTGGCTGTAAGGGTATCTGTGGCATTGGTGGTCGCCGCGGTGTAGTTATAGTATGTGGATTCAAATTCCGGAACCAGGTCAAGTTCGCCAATCGTCAGCGCGGAAAGCTTTGCGGTGCTCACAGTTCCGCCATTCGGAACATAAACCGCATTGAACCAACCGTTGTAAGTGGTGGTGTCGGTTGTGCTGGAAGACCGGGCCTTGATTAGACCGTCTTCACGCGGATCCGCGGACAGGCTCAGCGTTTCGGTCACCGGTTCAACGGTGTCTTCCTTCGTCTGAGATGCAACAGACGGGCGCTGTGATACCGAGCAGTTATAAAGGACATGCCGGATCGCTTTCTGATCCCCGTCAAATTCGAACAGGAGCGCAAAGTGGACCGGATCGGTAATGTTGGAATTTTCAACAAACACACCGTTACTGTCTTTAGTTTCCTGCAAGATCTGTTCACGGAACCATTCCGGAACCAGTGCGATCTCCAGATCACCGGAATAACCGTTGTTCACGACCGTCCGGAAGTACACGATCCCGTCAGCGTAAAACGGACTGGAATCACCTTCCGCGTCCAGGCTCATGGAAACGGCCCCCGGAATCGGAACCGGCGCTGCATATGTGTAGGAATCGCCGCTCTGAGTCATTTTGGCGGCGTATACATTTTTCAAGTTGAATTTGACTTTATTCTTAGCCATTATTCAAAACCTCCGTTTCATAAACGACTTCGTATAACCGCTCCTCAGCGATCCATACTTCGTTTTTGTTATAAAAAAGACCGCACTCATCAAGCGCGGTTTCTAATGTTGATTCTGTGGTTGGGTCCTTTGCATCTGTGTAGAGCTCAAACCTCAGTGTATTGATCTTCTGGTAAACCTTCCCATCCGCTCCGAAGTTGTTAGAAGCCGGGAACAAGAACACTATAAACGGCGGATCCGGGCTTTCCCCTTCGGCAAAGTGATCATAAGCAAACGGGATCTTCAGCGCGGTCAGCATAGTTATGATTTCAGCAAAAGTCATATTATCCTCCCAGCGCCTTTTCAAGATCCTCTATCAGCTTCTTTTCTCCGGCTTCTTCAGCCTGGGCAATATGCGGTTTACCTTCGACCCGGCCGCCGCCGCGTTTTGCGTGTCCATGTTCCAGCAGGTGAGCAATACGGTACTGACTCGGACTATGAACCGTTACTTCAGCACCGAGTGCAGTATGAGCTGTTTCTTCAGCTTTCCAGGACCTGGCATACTTTTTACCCTTGAACAAACTTGATGCCCGTTCGTTGATCTCTTTCACAACAGTTTCACCGGCATCCTTTACAGCTTCGTTCATCGCATCAATAGCAACATCCCGATAGCCTTCAAGCTGCTCAAGAACCGCTGCTGACAGTTCCGTTATTGCTATTTTCTGTGCCATTACTCACCTTCTCCCGATCGGCCTTCCGGCATTTCAGCTTGATTGTCTTCCGCTGCCAGTTCATCATGTCAACAGACTGGATGTCATAGATCTCATCATGGAAGACCGCTCGGTATGATACGGAATCGACCGGCTTAAGCTGCGAACAGTACCGGACCTCAAACGTGATCCCGCGCTCATCCAGCGTCACCGCGGCGCTTTCCTTTTCGTCCTGGCCAAATGTGCTGGCGTAGGCCCAGCAGCTGAAATAGTCAGTCCAGGCTTTTTTATGATTGACATACTGATCAACTGAAGCCGTGCTTTTCTGGATCGTGATCCGTTCATTCATCAATTCGATCATAGGACGCCTTCCCGAACCGCAAACAGCATGTTCCGCATCGTGATCGTCAGATCGTGGTGATCCGCTTCTTCCCGATGATCATAAAGATATGCCAGGGCATAGAGCTCCGACACCTTCAATACCGGGCGAAGATCTTTGATATTCTGTGGATCCTCAGCCGCGGGAGTTGCATTCACAGCATCCCATACTTCATCCGAAACACGGCCGACATCTTTGGTCAGAACCTCAGCTGCTGATAAAAGAGAGCTGACCAGGGTATCGTCATCAGTGGTATCCACGCGTAAATATGTTTTGGCTTCTTCCAATGTAACTAATGCCATGATCAGCTCCTTTCGTCATTTATTCAGGTTCAACGATTTCCAGCGTGTAAGCGGTTTCGGCGTAGTTTGTAGACCAAAGCTTGAACGTGTCAATACTTTTCTGGGTGTTGTCATGAGCCAGCACCAGATCCGCAGCAACCCAGCGGACAAAATAACCCGTGGAAAGCCCCATGTTGGACGCTTCGGTAACATCGTCCGCAGAAAGCGCCTCACCGTTGTAATACAGGCTCGTGATGGGCGAAACCCCCGCGGAGAGACCGATTCCCAGCCACTTGTGGACACCCCAGCCGTTGCGTGCATCGAAGTCCTTCAAGGCAGAAACCTTTTCGGAAAGCGTGATCGTGATCACATTGTCAGAAATGCTCACGCTGCTGATTTTGCCGGTGTTATATGCGCGGTCCTCTTCGTTGTCGGTAGTTACTGCTCCATAAGTCATGGTAAACGCATCCCCTGCCATAAGACCGTAGTTTTTCATGGTGTTCATCAGGCTAATCAGCGCAGTTCGAACCGCAGAAGCATTGGCATCAGCTGCCGGTGTGGCAACGTTTGGAATTACTCCAGAGGAAGATCTTTCAAACTTCAGATCTCCACCAATTACCAGCTTATCGCCGTTATCAGTAAAATAGTTTTTCCCGATATGGTCGTTCATGGTTCACCCCCTATAATTAGGCGGCGGCCATCTTCAGGCACTTCACGGCATCGGCCAGGATCAATTTAGCGTCAACGCGCTGAGTCCCGATGAAACCAACCTGATCAGTCACAGCATACAGTTCATTCAGGCGCTTCAGAGTGCGGGAACCGCGATCACCGATCCAGTAATAACCGAAATCACCGAACAGCATGACTTTCTTATTTTTGTCAGCCGTGGTGCCAGCCAGAGCAGGCATATACTGAGAAGTATGAATAGGATGACCCAGAAGAGTATCCGGTTTACCGATTTCAAGAGAAGGCTTCCAAATGTACTGGCTTTCACCATCTTTGAGCGTCATCAGCTTAAGCATGATGGTTTCATTGCAGATGAACCGGCCATTTTTGCGATACGGTTCAGCCAGCTTGTAATACAGGCCATACACATCATCGAAAGTAATGGCAGTATAAGCATCGGTGGTAATATCACCATTCAGCGTGGTCAGGATCCCGGTCGGCTGTGACGGAACGGCCGGATTATCGGATTCACCGGTACCGGTAAAGAACGCTTTTTCTTCAGCGTTACCAAAGCGCTTGCCAATGCGTTCGGCGATGTAACCGGCAATATCAACACCGGAATCATTGAGGAGCTCATTGGAAACTTTCACGAGGGTCCCCATCTTGAACGCCTTCAATACTGCCTGAGCAAAGGTCGGATCAGCATCGGTGATCTCGCCGCCTTCATTGACCCAGACCGCTTCACCGGAATCGGATGCGACCGGGATCGCATGAGTGCCGCTTTCGGTCTTGATAACATGCGCGATCTGCCGAAGAATGTTATTTTCTTCCAGCGCCTGGACCAGCTGCCGTTCAAATTCATCCGGAACGGTATAACCGCCCTTGGAATCGGTTCCGACACTCAGAGCGTTGCGGACTTCCGGAGTGACATTGCCGCGGACCATCTGCCAGAAAGCCTTGTTATAGGCATCTGTCGCGGTCGGCTTCACATTACCGGTCGGCTTAAATTCCTGGCGAACCGGTGCAGATGTCGGCTGGGAAAGCTGTGCATCCAGCTGCATCTGATTTTCCATGCGTTCGATTTCAGTACCGAGCGCTTGAACGTCAGCGACCATCTTGTTATAGGTTTCTACTGCATCAGCAGCGACCAGGCCGTTGGCGTCACGATGTTCCTCCAGGAATGCTTTGGTTTCTTCCCAGAGGGCTGCGCGCTTATTGCGCAAATCAAGAATAGAACTCATATTATCCTCCTTTAAGATTTGGGCAACTCATCTGAGAAGCTCCAATTGAGTTTTAAGTAATTCATAAGGCATGGAACCGTCTTCGGTCCTGCCATCCATACCGATAACCGGTGCTGCCGGTTCAGGTTTCTTCTCTTCAATACCGAGCTTGTTCATAATGGCCAGACTCATACGCCTGGTGGAGAAGAGCGATGCTTCTATCTGCTCGGTATCATTGGGGGGCTCTTCTTCCGGTTCTTCTTTGCTGTCAGCGTAAAGGATCTCATCCGCAAAACCCAGATCCAGTGCCTTGCGGGCATTCATCCAGGTTTCGTTTTCCATCAGCTCAGCGATCTTAGATCTCCTCATATGGGTTTTATTGGTGTAAGCATTGATAATGCTTTCCTTTACCTCATTCAGCGTGTCAATGGCTTTCTGCATATCCGCAGCGTTACCCATCGCGATCGTGCTGGGATCGTGGATCATCATCAATGCGGTCGGACTCATCTGGATCTTTTCACCGGCCATCGCGATCACCGAAGCAGCTGAAGCCGCTAAGCTGGCGATCCGGACTGTGACCTTGCCTGCATATTCTTTCAGCATGGTGTAGATCTCAGCGGCCGCAAAAACGTTACCGCCGGGACTGTTGATCCAAACCGTCACATCACCTTCTTCAGCTTCCAGATCTTCCCGAAACATCTGCGGTGTGATCTCATCTCCCCAGAAGTTATCACTATCAATGGGACCTTCCAGCCGCAGCACCCGGCCGCCGCCTTCGTCCCTGATCCAATTCCAAAATTTGTTCATCGTTTACCTCGTTTCGTAATTGAATTTTCAACAGCGGCGCTGTTATTGGTCCTGCCAGCCTGATCAAGCCGGACATACCCGCCGTTCAGGTAGTAATCATCACCGCCCTTCTCCGCCGGGATCAGATCCATATTCTCAAGCCGCCGGACATCGTTCGGACTCAGCCAACCATTACCGATACCGCTGGCATAACCGGAAGAACGTGACGTATAGTCACCACGAAGCAGCCCGTCAACATTGAACCGCGGGAACAATTCATCCTTTTCGCTCGGTAGAAGAAGATCTTTCGTAATTGCCTGTTCGAACCGGCTGAGCCATGGTGTCAGCGTATAAACCACATAGTCAATACTCTGATGCTCGATGTTGGAAAATGTCGCATGACTGAGATCCTGGACCATGTGCGGCGGGACCCGGAAGATCCTGCAGATCTCATTGACGCCGAACTGTCTGGTACTCAGAAACTGACTGTCTTCCGGCGGTAGGCTGATCGCTTTGTACTGCATCCCTTCTTCCAGGACTGCGACCTTATGTGCGTTGTTTGGTCCGCCGTACACATCCGACCAATTCTGCCGGATCTTATCCGGATTTTTCAGAACACCCGGGTGCTCCAGGACTCCGGAAGGCTGTGCCCCGTTTTTGAAGAAGCTGGATCCGTACTTTTCCACCGCGATAGCTGTACCGAGTGCGTTCTTCATCATCGCGATCGGGCTGAAGCCGATCAGGCCATTGAAGCCTAAACCCGGTACATGGAAGATCTCGTCCGATCGGAAGATATAGTCTTTGTTCTTCAGATCCGGAACATCATCAGAATAAGCGTGATAGATGTAAATGATCCGTCCCTGTTTATCCCGGTCCACTTCCATCTGATCAGGCTGCAGCGGATAGAGCTCCAGAATGTTGTTCCGGCCATCACGAATGATCTGAGCATAAGCATTGCCCCAAAGAAGCAGGTGCGTCATCATCGTTTCGCGGAACGTGAAAGAAGACATCTCATCGTTCGGCTGCCGGTAAAGAATGTTATAAAGCGGATGATCTTTCGCTTTGACTTTGTTCTGTTCAGCTTCATCGGTGTACCGGTACAGATGCAGCGGAAGCCCGGCAACAGATTCGGCCAGCAGCCGCACACACGCATAAACGGTCGCAATCTGCATCGCGGATTTTTCGTTTACTGTTTCACCGGAATCCGATTTCCCGAAAAAGAAGATCTGACCGGAATCCCGAACGTTATCGGTGATCGTGGGCGTTTCCGGTTTTGGGCGATTCTGTAACATAAGCCAATCAATCAGACCCATGCTCACCTCCTTTAAAGCAAAAATAAAAGGCCCCCGCGATGGAGGACCTTCTCGAAATGAAGAAACTGTATTATCTGTTTTGCTGTTGTCTTACAATATAAGTATACACCCATAAATGAGAAACATTTTATACGATTTTGGACAGTTAGTCCAATCAGAAGACGAACAGACCACGATCATCGTATACACTGACCTTCTCTTCATGCCGAATGCAGCGATCCAACGCCATGATGGCAGCCACAATACCATCGATCTTTTCAGCCGATTTCTGCTTTGTCGGTTTGATGTTTCCGGCCGGATCCGTATCAACGACCACATTTCCCGCCATCCAGCGCATGACCGGCTGTCCGCCGTGCTGGATCCTGCCTTCCATCAAGAGCTTGAAATACTCTTTTGTCGGTGGACTCATATCCTTGAAGCCCTGACCGAACGGAACCACTGTAAAACCCATCCCTTCCAGATCCTGGGTGATCTGTACAGCACCCCAGCGGTCAAAAGCGATCTCCCGAATGTCATATATCATACCAAGCTCTTCGATGAATTTTTCAATAAAGCCATAATGGATCACGTTGCCTTCGGTTGCAAACAAATAACCTTGCCTTTTCCATACATCATAAGGCACCGAGGCGCGTTTTACCCGGATCGGGATGGTGTCGCTCGGTATCCAGAAGAACGGCAGCTGAATATAGTCATCATCAGGATCCCGCGGCGGAAACATCAGAACCAGCGCGGTAATGTCCCCGGTGCTGGAAAGGTCCAGACCACCATAACACGGACGGCCCTTCAGCGCTTCCATGTCAATTGGCTTGCAGCCGAGCATATAAATCTGATCCGGTATGAACCGCGTCAGGCTGCTTACCCACATATTTAGCCGCAGCTGCTTGAAGACATTTTCTTCCGCCGGGTTGTCAACCGCTTCCGCGAACCACTGCCGCACCTGGTCGATCTGTATTGTCATACCGAGCGAAGGATTCGCCTTATACCAATTTTCTTCCAGCGTCCAATCTTCATCATCCTGAAGCCCATACACAGCCGGGTAAAATGTCGGATCGATCTTCTTTCCGGAAAGGATGTCAAGCGCTTTGGTGTGCAGCTCATAGCAGATGGATTCGCGATCAGTTCCCGCGGTGGTGATCAGGAAATAAAGCGGCTGTTCGCGTGCGTCCCCGGAGCCCTTTGTCAATACATCATAAAGATGCCGGTTCGGCTGGGTGTGAAGCTCATCGAAGACCAGGCCGCTGACATTCAGTCCGTGCTTGGTACCGACCTCCGCGGAAAGGACCTGATAAAAGCCGGCATTACTGTAGTTTACGATCCGCTTCGTTGAAGGCAGCAGCTTCGATCGCTTTGCCAGCGCCAGTGACATATCCACCATTCGCCGGGCAACATCAAAAACAATGCTTGCCTGCTGACGGTCCGCAGCTGCACCATAAACTTCCGCGGATGGCTCATTATCGGCATAAAGCAGGTATAAGGCGATAGCCGCGGCCAGTTCTGATTTTCCGTTTTTCTTTGGAATCTCAACATATGCGGTTCGGAACTGCCGATGCCCTTGCGCGTCCACGATTCCGAAAATGTCCCGGACAATCTGTTCCTGCCAGGGCAATAACCAAAACGGCTTACCGTCCCATTTCCCTTTGGTATGACATAGGTTTTCGATAAAACGAACCGCCTTATCTGCCCGCTCGGTATCATAGCGCGATGTCGGCAGCATAAAGCGTGATGGTGTGTAATTATTCAGTTTTGGAAAATCGGGTGATCTTTCCGGCGGCATTACCCACCTCGGAGAAGGTTCTCCATATCGTCATTTTCATCGTGGATGTCGGATCCGGCAACAAGGCGGGACCGTACTGAAGGTGTCAAACCAAATTCTGCAGCTGCCTGCATCATCAGTTTCTGGCTTGTATTGGCAATTCCGACCCATGCCGATGGCTGTTCAAATCCATTTTTTGTCAAACAAACAGAGCCTTCCCGTTCCAAATGCTCCTGTGCTTCCTTCCATCTGGCATAAGATTGACAATATGCCGCAAAGGTCATCCGGTCACTTACCGTCAGGATTCCCATCGCATGCAGCTTTTTTGCCAGGCGTTTCCATTCATTTTTCGCTTCCGGAAGTAACCATGACGGACAAACAGGCAAACCGCTGTTTGCTTTTGGTTCTCTTGCGTTCAATTTCCGCCCGCCTGGATTCCCTTCCAGTCGTTTCATCGCAGTCGGTTTCGGTTTTCGTCCTCTTGTCGCCATTTAGTACCTCCTTTCTAAAACCCCAGAACAGAATTTCGCATTTTTTCGCGCAAAAG